TTCGCTTTGGGATTCTTCATTGGTTTCCGTTACCTCCGTTTCTGTTGGATTAATATCTGCATAAGCACCCGCACTACCGAGCGGGAGCATACTGCCGTTGATGAGGTACAAATCTCCGCCTTGTTCAGCCGGGATTCGGTCAAGGTTTTCAAGCTCACGGATATCGTTAGCGGACATCCAACCGTTCTGCCTTGCAATCGAATAGCCATTCATACGGCTTTGATAGTCACCTCGGAGCAGACCCTCAAGATTGAATTTAATGAAAAACTCCTTCTTTTCATCAAGCGAGAGAAGAACTCTCATCATCGATTGCTCCCAACGGATAATCCACGGGTCGAGGGTGTATTTTACAAACTCAAGAGATTGCTGCTCAATATTGGAAAAGCTCGACTTTTCAAGGTCGCCCACCATGTGAGGTGGGACTCTGAAAATTCGAGCAATTTCATTGATTTGGAATTTGCGTGTTTCAAGGAACTGCGCCTGTTCAGGAGAGATGGAAATCGGCGTGTACTTCATTCCTTCTTCCAAAACAGCAACCTTGCCAGAATTGGATGAGCCACCAAACTGACTCTGCCAAGCGTCACGCACACGGCTGGGGTCTTTGATAGTGCCGGGGTGTTCCAAAACACCCGAAGGTGCAGCACCGTTAGCAAAGAACTTGGCACCAAACTCTTCACAAGCTATCGCCATACCGATAGCGTTTTTTGCCATTGCGATAGGACTGTAACCAACGAGACCGTCAAAGCCAAGTCCCGGAATATGAAGAACATCCGAAGGCTTGAGTTTAACGGACGATCCTTCCATTGTGTGAACTTCTTCATTAGACCGCTGATAGGTGTAATAAAGCTGTCCGTTGCTGTCTCGGTCAACGGTCATCTTGTTTGGCATCAGCGGATAAAGTGCCACAACCTCGCCCTTGCCATTACGGATGATTTGCGCGTAAGCGTTACCCCAAAGAAGCAGATGCGTCATTAAGGTTTCGCGGAACACAAAGGAGCTCATTTCGGGGTTTGGCTCATCATGCAATAGCAAGTAAAGCGGATGGTCGGTTGCCTTCGCTTTGCCGCCGGATTCGGTGTACTTGTAAAGGTGGAGCGGTAGTCCTGCCACAGCTTCAGCAAGTATTCTCACGCAGGAATAAACGGCGGTCATTTGCATAGCCGAGCGTTCATTCACGGGTTTGCCGGAAGTCGAACCACCCATAAGGAAGGTGTAAGAACTACCGACAGTTCTGTTTTGAGGCTTATCTCTGGATCGGAACAATCCTGAAAAAATGCCCATCGTGATTCACTCCCTTCATATAAACAAAATGCCTCGGTCGTTATAAACCGAAGCGGTAGTGTCATTTCCGCAGCGGATTGCGCGGTCGAGAGCCATTATGGTAGCTACGGCACCGTCAATCTTTTCTGTGGACTTTTCTTTATCCGGTTTGATGTTACCGGCAGGGTCGGTGCGAATGAAAATGTTATCCATCATCCAACGAAGGACGGGATGCCCACCGTGTGCGATTTTCTCTTCAAGCACCAGTTTCATAAGTTCCTTTGTGGGCGGAGACATATCTTTGAAACCTTGCCCGAAAGGAACGACCGTGAATCCCATACCTTCAAGGTTCTGTACCATCTGTACAGCACCCCAACGGTCGAATGCAATTTCACGGATATTGAAACGCTCACCGAGTCGTTCTATAAACTTCTCGATGTAGCCGTAGTGAACAACGTTGCCTTCGGTGGTATTGAGATGGTTTTGCCTCTCCCACACATCGTAAGGCACGTGGTCCCTTCGCACACGAAGCTCCATATTATCCTCGGGTATCCAAAAGTACGGTAGGACAACATATTTGTCATCCTCATCGATGGGCGGAAAAACCAACACCAATGCCGTGATATCCGTTGTGGATGAAAGGTCAAGTCCGCCATAGCAGACACGACCTTCCAGGTCATCTTCATTAACTGCGAAGGCACATTTATCCCATTTGTCCATTGGCATCCAACGCACCGCTTGCTTCACCCATTGATTCAGACGGAGCTGACGGAAGGAATTCTCCTCACCAGGGTTTTGCTTTGCAGACTCGCAGGCTGCGTGAACCTTATCGATGGCAACAGTAATACCGAGAGAGGGATTTGCCTTTGCCCAGACTTTGGGGTCTGTCCAATCGTCCTCTTCGTTTGCACCATAGATAACTGGGTAAAAGGTAGGGTCTATTTTTCTACCTTCGATGATGTCTTTGGCTTTTTGGTGGAGCTCGTAACAGATGGATTTTGTATCGGTGCCTGCGGTCGTAATGTTAAAGAAGCACGGTTGCATACGAGCGTCACCGGAACCTTTGGTCATTACATCGTGGAGTTTTCTGTTCGGCTGTGTATGCAATTCATCAAAGACAACACCGTGAGTATTGAATCCGTGCTTGTTACTGACATCAGCCGATAAGACCTGGTAGATACTGTTTGTTGGTAGGTAGATGAGTCGTTTTTGTGAGTCGAGAATTTTTACTCGTTTTGCCAGAGCCGGACACATACGAACCATATCCGCAGCAACGTTGAAAACGATGGATGCTTGCTGTCTATCAGAAGCACAGCCGTAAACCTCGGCACGTTCCTCACCGTCACCACAAGTGAGAAGCAAAGCAACGGCAGCCGCAAGTTCGGATTTGCCTTGCTTTTTTGGTATCTCAATGTAGGCGGTGTTGAACTGTCTATAGCCATTAGCTTTCTTAATTCCGAATAGGTCACGAATGATTTGTTCTTGCCAGTCGATAAGTTCAAACGGCTTTCTTGCCCAGGTGCCTTTTGTATGACAGAGGCATTCGATAAAGCTCACCGCATAATCAGCGGCAGCCTTATCGTAATAAGAACCTTCAGCCATAAACCGAGTCGGCTTATAGTTTTTTAGCTTTCTGATATGCGGTCACCTCCTAAAAAGGGTATAAAAAAACAGCCCTACGGCTGTAACGAGGAACAGAGCCTCTCGGCTCTATCCCAGGGGATTATTGGATTTAGTAGTTTTCGGTATGAACCAAAATCTCGTAAGCCATCTGCGTGTCAGTATCGACCGGCTTTATATCCCAACCTCTGTCGTAGTTGCATACGACTTTTCCGTCACGCTTCAGCAAAAGCTTTGAAATCTTACCGCCTTCAATACCGAATCGACTTCCCACAGGATAAACCTTAATCCAGTAATGAAAGGTGCTGTTGTAAACCTTTAAAGAACCTTCTTTCCACATAAGCATACCTCACGCCTCACCAGTGAATATGAAATGTACATATTCTTTTCGGTGGTCTTCCAGATAGTTTACAAGTTCGTAGTATCCGGCTTCAAAGGCAATACGCTGAACGGTGTTAATATCAAACATATTGGTAAGTCCCGTGTCTCGAACTGCGAGGATCTGTTCACGAACCTTTTCATCCATATCAGTCATCCACCTTTCTGCATACATCCTCACCGTAGGCAATGCCGAGGGATGATCCACAATCCCACTGCACGTGGATTGTGCCGATGTCATCCACTGCCACCACCGTGCCTTTGCATCCGGGGACGAGTTTTGTGTTGAAGGGGTCATTCATATGAACAAGCTCAACACGGCAACCTTTGGGATAACGCTCCTTGAGCATTTCGAGTGTTTCTTTGCTTATACCAAACATTATGCTTCCTCCTTGTATTCAGAAACTACGCAGAATTCACTGCCGTGGTCTTTAGCAATGGCAAGTGCCATCTCATGCGCCTTGCGGTCGTTTTCTGCTGTGAAAATCTTAAAGTTATCGTTATCAAGTTCGACCTTATAGGTCTTTGGTGTGCTACCCTTGAAAGCGGAAGAACCTTCGAGGTTTCGCAGGAGGATTTTTCTTTGCAACTTGTATTCGCTCCCGATAAAGCCGAGACGCAGGAGAAAGCATCGGAATGCGTATTTCTCGTTTTCGACTTCTTTCTCTTTTGCGTTTATCCGCTTTTGATTCTTTGCCATATTGCATAATGCTGTCACTAACTCCATGTAGGTTTTAATTTCATCGGGAGTGCTGTCGGTTTTGAACCAAGGAAAATCCAAACGCTCACCGATGAGATTGATGGGAAGGTCGTCAACCCCCAAGGCTTTCTTGATAAGGTTGCCTTTGGACTCGACCAGGTCAAAAAGGTTTTGCAAAGAGGCTTCGGTGAAGTCTGCCATGGGGATTTGAATTGCGATGCCTTTGGGTGCTTCTGCACTTATATCACTTTCAAACCCTTCATCGTAGAGGTGCTCAAGCAATCTCTCGATAACCTCGCTGTCGGTGCGGTCATCAAAAATGAGGTTGCCGTCTTTGTCGATGGTGAAGTAGTCCACCTCGTAGGCGAAGCTGGGAGCACCCAGGTATTTAACCTCTTCACCGAGCCACTTTGCAATGGTGAGAACCATTCGTTTGCGTTCCTTGCCGGGAACATTGTACTTGATTGTCATTACTATGACCTCCTTGTTTTTTGGTAGTCACATATTACCGTCAAGTACGAGATATATCCAGTAATATCTGCACATTTTAATGTAGATTATTCTGTGGTATTATCGGCATTTATTTGTGTACACCACACAATGCCGGAGAGCACAAAGAATACGCAAGGCAGTGCTACGCCGTTGCCCCACATCTTATACTCCGCAGCATCAGAATGTGGATCTGTGAGCCATTTTCTTATCTGCTTGAGGGTCTTCGGTTTCGTAGAATTACCAACGATTCTGCGGTGAGTTTCAAAGACATCATACCAATAACGGATATCATCCATCGTAGGCTCTGCGATACCGAGGTCATCACACCACCAATCCGGGAAACCTTGGAGTCTGGCACATTCGGTAGGAGTAAGTCTGCGTACTGTATAGGAAGTTTCAACTACACCATTATGATGCCCGGGGCAAGTGCCGTTTACAAGTGTGTTGCCACAATCTTCAAGGAAATACTGTCCAACATCACGAGTAGCGGAAGGGTCAAAACCATAAGGGGCAGCAACAGCACCGGGACCCTTGGCTACCAATGTAGGCTGGGTTTCTTCTTCAATGGAGGGTTTAAACTGTGCGTTCTTGCCTTGGTTGAAAGCATCTCTTCCAATACCATAAGCGGGGTCAGTTATCACTGCGGCATCCTTATAATCTCTCGAAAGAAGAGTAGGTGCAGTATCCTTTGTTACCTGTGCGTAATAACCGGTGGTCATTGCGTATACGGCGTGACGGTCAACGGTGTTAAGGGTATACATTACATCGGATTCTTTGTAACCATCCCCTTGATGAGAGGGACGAGTACCGTTGCCTTCAATTACAATCGTACCACCCTCAATGCATACTGCAGGCTCACCGCCGTGGGTACAAGCAAGCGTAGGAGAAACATTCTCGCTGATACTGCAAGAACTTTTTCCACCACCTTGATCTACACAAACAACAGCAATACCGCCTTGATTACATCCGGGGTTTCCACCGTTGCCATCAAGGGTGCGAGAAGTGTCGGCCTCGTAAATCCCGCTATGAGGATTCGAGGATTTCATCGCATTACTGTCATTGGAAGAAATGCCGTAAGCCTGGAGAACACAATTGAAGTGGTTTTTATCCGGCATACGCTGATTGCCACCTGCGTTGTGCGCGGTTAAGGTGGATGCGGTCTGTCCGCCATCCCAACTGCACGGCTCAAACAAAGTTTGGTCATTGTTGCAAGAGAGGGTTGCGGATTTATTTTCCTGAATCAAAGCGCCTTTGCCACCGCCTTCACAGCCGGAGCGAATTTTCATAACGAGAGGAACATTGCCTCCGCCGGTCCCCATACGGGAAGTTAGGGTCTGTACCTTGTCATCATCGGAAATTGTGACACGGCTGTCGGCGGGATGATTTTCCAAAGCAACCGCAGCCGGAACAACACCGGCTCGGAGTGTTGGAGAGGTTTCTTCCTCGTAGCCGATAGTTCTGCTTTTAGCCGAGTGCTCAGTGCAGAATCCGGCGGACTCCATCACACAAGGAGGATGATGTGCCTCGGCACGGAGAGTTGCTGTGATATCATCGGTGACATCCATTCGGTTGCCACCCTGGTCGTTTAGACAGATGCTTGCCGTTCCAGTGCGATGCGAAGCACGGCAGGTAGTTCCTTTCCACGCACGGAAGCTCTCCGCAGAATACCCTGACAAGCCTTCTGACTTAAAAAGTATGTCTGGGGCACTCCTACCTGCAAAATCTGCGACAAGGTAGATACGGCGTCTTCGTTGGGGGACTCCCCAATATTGAGCATCGAGAGTTCGGTAAGCAACGCTGAATCCGTCTCCCACGTATGCGTCTGCGTAAGGCCATCTGC